CATATTGAAGTATGTGAAAATAGATTATCAACACCATTTTGTAATTTTGAGAAAGCAACTAAAGAATTAATGATACATCAAAATTATTTAGATAAAATGAACGAATTAGAAGGAGAAGATAATGAATAGCAAAGAAATAATAATAATCCTAAATAGAATAAAGGACGTAGCAACTGACGAAGTAGGAAATAGCAAGCTGACTTTAACAAATCAAGAAGTAAAAAATTTATTCTCATACTTAAAAGGAATAAAGAAACAACATGAAAAAGATATCGAATTAATAAAAAATATACAAATACAAATGTTACAATACTTTAACAAATAAAAGGAGTTAATATGATATATGAGGAATATTATAAAAAATATCTTGAATTAAGAAAAACAAAAGATAAAATAAACAAATTAGAGAATAAAAAAATTTCCCTAATGAGTTTAGTCGATGTAAAATCAGCAACCGGGAAAGACATAATTGACTCGTCAAATAAGAATACAGACAAATTTTTAATATATAGTTCTGAAATTGAACAAGTAGAACTAACTCTTAATTATTTAAAAAAAGCTTTAATAGAAGTAAAAAAACAATTAGAAGAAAAAGAGATAGAGTTAAAGAACAGCCAAGAAACTTTTGATAAAATCTATTATTATAAATATATTAATAGACTAAAGTATTCTCAAATATGTGAAAAAATACATTATGAAAAATCTTCTTTTTATAAGTTCTTAGATATTATAAATAAAAGATTGAATGAATTAAAAAATATAAGTTCGGAAAAAAATGGAAAAAAGTAGTGTTACAATGATATTGTGAATGAATATAAAAAATTTATTCGCTGCTATGCATACTTTTTTTCTTTGATTCTACTTATTTTGCCTCCTAAATATATATGTCAAAAAAACAGATTCTAACTCCATCTGTTTTTTTATTTGAAAAGAGGTGAATTGCGTGTTAAGACCAAAACAAGAAAAATTTATTCAGAACATAATTAAAGGTATGTCTCAAAGACAAGCTTATAAACAAGCTTATAATGCAAAATACAGTGAAAAGTCAATTGATGAAAAAGCAAGCACACTCTTTAACTCAGAAAAGGTACAGGAAAGGTACAGAGAATTACTTAAAAAAGCTGATGATGAAAGTGTTATGAGTGCTAAATTCAAGAGACAAGCCTTAATGAAAATATTCAAGGATAAAAAGAATAATATGAATGACAGATTAAAAGCTTTGGATATAGATAATAAAATGGCTGGTGAATATGTAACCAACATAAATGGAATTGTGGATTTATCTTATGAAGCAACACTAAAAAAAGTAAGTGAAAAAGATGAATATTAACACCAAAAAATATATTGAAGAATTTATCAAAATCAGAGATAAAGCTGGAAAAATAATTGATTTAAAATTGAATCAAGGACAGCAGAAATTATACGACGCAATAAAAAAGCAACATGATGAAGGCAAGCCAATTAGAATAATAGTACTAAAAGCTAGGCAGATAGGATTTAGTACGTTAACAGAAAGCATTATATTCAAAAATACTGCAACTAAGTTTAATGTAAATGCAGGCATTATTACCCATAAAGAAGAAGCCACAACGAACTTGTTTAATATGAGCAAGAGAATGTATGACAATCTTCCTAGAGAAATAAAACCAGCATTAAAAAGAAGTAATGCAAAAGAATTGATATTTGATAATGATTCAGGGACAGGATTAAAAAGTAAAATAAAATGTATGACAGCAGGATCCACAGGTGTAGGAAGATCAGATACTTTTAACTATCTACACATATCAGAATTGGCTTTCTGGGGAAACAATGCAAAAGAAACTACAATAGGTTTATTTCAAGCAGTTCCTAATTTACCAGATACAATGATTGTAATAGAATCAACCGCCAATGGTTATGAATATTTTAAAGAATTATGGGATATGGCAGTCAGAGGAGAATCTGATTTTATTCCTGTATTCGTAGGATGGAATGAACTAGAAGAGTACAAAATGCCGTACACAGGGTTCGAACTTACGGAATACGAAAAAGAAATAAAAAGAATATACAACTTATCACTAGAACAATTAAGTTGGAGAAGATGGTGTATCAAAAATAATTGTGGTGGTGATGAAGAGCAATTTAAGCAGGAATATCCGATAAGTCCACATGAAGCATTTATTAGTAGTGGAGCATGTATATTCGATAAAGAAATAATAATAAAGAGATTATCGGAGTTACCTAAGCCGTTAAAGATAGGTTACTTTACATATAAATATGATGACACTATGTCTGCAGGTAAAAAAATCACAGATATTAAATGGGTAAATGACAAGAATGGATATATAGAAATATATGAAGTTCCAAATATTTACAAATACTGTATCGGTGGTGATACTGCTGGTGAAGGTTCTGACTTTTTTACTGGTCATGTCTTAAATGCTAAGACTGGTAAACAAGTAGCAAGACTAAGGCATCAGATGGATGAAGATTTATATGTAAGACAAATGTATTGTCTAGGTTATTATTATGCTAGCAAAACAAGAACTAAAAGAATAGATCCAGCACTTATTGGTATTGAATCTAACTTTAGTAGCTATCCTAACAAAGAACTTGTTAGGTTAGGATATCCAAACTTGTTTGTTAGAGAAAGAGAGGATAGATATACAGGTGTAATGGAAAAATCTTATGGATTTAGAACTACTTCAGTAACTAGACCGGTAATAATAGCTGAATTAGTTAAAATAGTTCGAGAGAACATTGAACTAATTAATGACAAACTAACGCTTGAGGAAATGCTTACTTTTGTTAAGAATGAAAGAGGTAGACCTGAAGCCCAAGAAGGATCTCACGACGATTTAGTCATGGGATTAGCTATTGCCTTCTATATTAGAAACCAAGTGGTATTTGATATGGAACCAATAAGTGTAGCTCAAGTCTTCAATTTTAACAATGAAGAATCAGAAGAGCTAGATTATGGAGAGGAAATAGTTGTTATATAGGTGCAACGCAAGTTGTTAAATGGTTATCAGCAGCAGCCTAACCTTCTGCTTAATAAAGCATATCCCATTTTCTATTTCACTAACTGACTGATAAGCAGTATACTGGCGATATCGTTAACTATGTCGTCAGTATAGTGAATATCAGTTTATAAATTATTAAAGTGCCTTTGTGAGTAGTGTACTGGTGTTGGATAAAAATAAGTGTGTAGTACTGGTTTGTAGTTAGTGAAAGAAGAAATATACTAACTAATTCTACATAGTCTTTTGACTTTTTTCAATTGTGATAAAGAAATGCAACACTTTACCATAATAAAACCGTTGCAACACTAGTACAGTACTCGTAAAAGTACAAAATATGGAGGTAGTTATGAAAAAGAAGATATATAAAGAAATACATCATAAAAAGTTTAAAAAGAAAAAGAAAAATAGAAAAGTGGAACAAACAGGAACAGAAAATTTTGAAAAGAATGAAAAAAAAGGATTTATATTCTTCGAGAAAAGTTTTAAAGACAAAAAGGACAGTGATAAGAATGACGATTGAGGTCATTCTTTTTTGTAGCATATTTGGTTTGTTTATAATGGCTTCATATACATTAGGATTAAGAAACGGACAAAGACTAGCCAAAAGGCAAGAAATAACAATGCCAGAAATAAATCCTATAAAAGTGGTTGGTGAAATAAAAGAACAACAAGAATCTAAAAAAGAAAAAGAAATAGAAGATTTAAATATGATAAATATTGATAATTATGATGGAACAGGATTAAATCAATTAGATTTTCCAAGTTAATGGAGGTGGTAAAAAATGGATTTAGATGAATTAATTGAAACTCCATTGTGGAATTTATATGAAAAGGGTAGAAATTATAACAGTAGCCAAAACCTCTATTCAGATACTGATAAGAATTGGAGAATGTATAATGGTGATCAATGGCATGGATTAAAGGTAAAAGGAATCGAACCAATACAATTAAATATAATTAAACCGATTGTAAAATATAAAGTTGGAACAATTAATAATAATCTATATTTGCCTATATATAGTGCAGAAAATTTTGATAATAATGACTTTAAGGAAGTAGCAATAAAAACATGCGAGCTACTAAATATGTATGCAAGAAAAGTATGGGAAAAAGATGGTATGGATTATAAGGCCAGAAAAATGTCAAAAGATAGTGCTGTTAATGATGAAAGTCCAGTATACGTAACATATGATAATGATACTGATATGCCTTTAAATGAAATATTATCTAAAAATGATGTTTTATATGGAAATGAGAATGATAGTGATATTCAAAATCAACCATATATTTTAATAAAGCAAAGAAAACCAATAATAAACTTAGTTCAAATGGCTAAAAAAGAAGGTATTAGCGATGAAAAAATAAAAAACATTAGAGGAGATAATGATACTTTTGAAGAAGCAGGAGATAATTCAAAAGATGAAGTAGATGACATGTGTACTATAATTACAAAATTATATAAAAAGAATGGCACAGTACATTTCTCCCAATCAACTAAATTTTGCATGATAAAAGAAGATAGAGATACAGGATTAACACTGTATCCTTTAGCTCATATGTTATGGGAAGAAAAAGAAGGATATGCAAGAGGAGAAGGAGAAGTAAGACACCTAATTCCTAATCAGCTAGAAATTAATAAAACAATAATGAGAAGATTAATATCTGCTAAGAATACAGCTTATCCACAAAAAGTTGTGGATATGACAAAAATACAAAATCCTAACGCAGTCAATAGTGTAGGAGGATTAATCAAGGTAAATGGAAGTGCCTTAGATGATGTAAAAAAAGCAATTACAACCCTTAGCCCAGCACAAATGTCAAGCGATGTTGAAAAGGTTATGAACGAGCTAATTTCAACTACAAGAGAATTAGCTGGGGCAGGAGACATAGCAACTGGAGATATCAACCCAGAAGCAGCTAGTGGCAAGGCTATATTAGCAGTACAACAAGCATCTCAAATGCCTACTAATGAGCAAACATTAGCATTAAAAACAACAATAGAAGATTTATCTAGAATATGGTTAGATATGTGGAAAACATATGCCGACGATGGATTAATAATTAATAATGAAGAAATAGATGTATTTACTGGAGAAAAAACTATATCACCAGTAAAAGTACCTAAAAGTGTATTAGAAGCTTTACAAGCAGTAGTTAAAGTAGACGTAACACCTAAGAGCCCATTTGATAAGTTTGCTCAAGAATTATCGCTAGAGAATATGTTAAAGGCTGGATATTTTAGTTCACAGAGACTAAGTGAATTAGAAGTATATGTTGGCTTACTAGATGATGATTCATCAATGCCAAAATCAAAACTAGAAGAAGCAGTAAAAAAGATGAAAGAAGTTCAAGGAAAAATAGCAAACATACAGTCTCAAGCACAACAATTACAGATGGAAGCAGAACAATATTTAGGAACTCAAGGAGATATAAACAATATAGGACAAATGGGTACAAATATGATTAATCAAGCGATGCCAGTAGAATAGCATTGCTTTTTAATAGTCCAAGCATTGAAAGACTTAAAAAGAAAATGGAAAGTGAAGTCAAACACTTACAGAAAATAGGAGGAATTATATGAACGAAGAATACGTTCAAGAAGAACCTGTTACAGAAGTAACTGAAAATACTGATGCTCAATCAGCAGAAGAAGTTGAGGAAGGTATAGAATTAACTGATACCACTTCTAACGAAGAAGAAAAAGAAGAAGTTAAAACTTATACAGAAGATGATTTAGAAAAGATAGTAAATGAAAGAATCAATTCTATATTACCTAACAAAATCGAAAGAGAAAGAAGAAAAATTGATAGAGAATATAGACAAAAACTATCCAAGTATGAAGAAACTGAAAGTATATTAAGTGCTGGATTAGATAAAAAAAACATCGATGATATTAATGGAGAATTAAGAAACTTCTACAAAAATCAAGGTATCGATATACCAGCATACCAGGAACCTAAGTATTCAGATGATGATGAAAAAGATTTAGGTGAATCTGATGCAAGAAAAATCATTAAATTAGGTTTTGATGAAATGCAAGACGAAGCAAATAGACTTGCAGACATAGGCACAAACAATATGACTGTAAGAGAAAAAACAGAGTTTAGCATTCTTGCACAAGAGCTAACAAATCAAAAAAACAAAAAAGAGTTAGCAAAATTAGGTGTTAAAGAGAATGTACTAGAAGATTTAAATTTCAGGCAGTTTTCTAGTCAATTCAATTCAAATGTTCCAATAAAAGATGTGTACGAAATGTATACAAAAGTAAACGGTAATAAGAAATCGGTAGAACAAATTGGAAGTATGAAGAACACCAAAGAAACAGTAAAGAAAGAATACTATACTAATGAAGAGATAAGTAAGATGTCTCCAGAAGAAGTAAAGAAAAACTGGGATGTCATAAGAAGAAGTATGACTAATCCTAGATAAGAAAGGATGATTAAATAATGAATGGAATGAGTGCAGCATTACAAACTGTATGGCATCAAGCTTACGAAAGAGCACTAGAAACAATCACAAGTTTAAGAAACCATTGTGATTTCAAATACGAAAGAGATTCAAAAAATGCAAAAGAGGTTAAAATTTTAAATGCAGTAAGACCTACTGTTAAAAATTATGTTCCAGGAACAGCAATTGAAAAAGAATATATTAGTGTTACTGATCAAACTTTAAAATTAGATCAATATAGATATTTCAACATTGCATTAGACGATGTAGCTAAAGCTCAAAGTGTACCAGGAGCTATGGAAGCAACTGCAAAAGAAGGTGCATTAGCTTTATCAGAAGAAGGAGATAAGTATGTAGCTAGTCTAATTAAAGGAGCATATGAAGATGAAGATAGTGGTGTAGCTAAGTTAACAGCTGGAAATGTTAATAAGACAAACGCAGTTGAAAAATTAGAAGATGGATTTACAGCACTATATAGTAATAATTGTAAGGTTACAGATACTTATCATGCTGAAGTATGTCCTAAGTATTTCACAAACTTAAGACAAAACTTAACTGAACTATTCACAAATAACGTTGAAATGTCTAAAAAAGGTTATATTGGTAAATATGGTAACGCATTAGTGTCTATTGAAAACCTATTACCAACTGATACAGGTGATGCTAATGTTCTTAATGTATTGAGAACTTCAAGAGCAATTGCATTTGCTGAACAAATTGATAAAGTAGAAGCTTATAGACCTCAAGATGCATTCGAAGATGCTTTAAAAGGACTTTATGTATTTGGTGCTAAAATCGTAAGACCTAAAGAAATGGTTATAATTCCAACTACAAAGTAGTATAAGGGCAAATAAGCCCTTTTTTATCGTGTAAGTAGTACTAGTAGGTGCAACTCCTACAACACGACCAGGAGGAGAAAAAATGGAGAAAAAAATGGAATTTTTTACAGCAAAACCAAACTTACATCAAGTATTTGGTAGAACAGTAACAAAAGAGTTAGAATTTGATGAATGGACAGAAGATAAGATGGTTCATCAAACACTAAAAGATTTGGTTTTAAGAACAGAAGTAGAAAATGAAAGTGAATTTAATGGAATCAAAAGTAAGGAACATTCTGTATTAGAGCAAACACTTCCAGAAGGAACTAGAATTATTTGGAATGAAAAAGTTGGTTATATAATACCAGATAGACAAATATGTACCTTAGAAGAATTAGAAGAAGATATAAAAGATATGAAAAATGTATACGATGATGTATACAAAGGGGATGATAAAGATGACCTTAAAAGAGATGAAAAAACAAACTCTTAGATTAATAGAAGAGATAAATCCCAATAGTGAATTTTTAACTGATGATCCAGATTTGGCTACAAAAATAAATGACGTAATAAATCAAATTCAAAATGAATTAGCAAGAATAAAGAAAATACCCGCTAAGGATGAAATGGACGTTATTGATGGAGATGAAGTTGATTTTTCTGAAATTGATAAAAGAATGTATCAAATAAATATTGTTAGAGGGGTAGAAAACGTAATAGTAGGAGATACAATTATATTCAATGGAACTGGAACAGCTAAAATATATTATTATAAATATCCTAAACAAATCGATGATACTACAAGTGAAGAAGAATACAAATTTGAATTATCACAAGATTTATTAGAAATAATGCCATATGGTGTAGCAGGAGATTTATTAAAATCAGATATATCTGCAAATTATGGACAAGTATATTCAAGTAGATATGAACAATTAAAACAACAGTTTGATCCAAGATATCATACAGGAAGTATTTATATAGATACAGGTGGTGAAGATAGTGAGTTCTTATAGTTCAAGCGGAGGTGTTCCAAGTGGATACTTAGTAACAAGAAAAGTAGATAATTTTGCAGGTGTTGATTTTAGTAATAGTGATACAAACTTAGCAAGAAGTCCTGATTCCTTAAATATGTGGAAAAACTACAAAAAAAATAGTAATGGTATCGAAACAAGACCTGATGTGGAGTTAGTCGGAGAATATGACAACACCATATTTGGTCTCTTTTTTTATGACGTAGGAAATACAACACACAAAATAGTACATTGTGGAACTAAATTATACGATGATGATAATGTAATTTTTACAGGAATGAATTTAATTAAAAGCCAAGCATTTATATTCAATAATATATTTTATATAAAAGACGGAATAAATTATTTAGAATATAATGGAGAAATAATAAAAGAAGTAGAGGGAACAATACCAACTACTTCAATTGGAGATGCCACAGGTGCAGGCTCAACATACCAAGATGTAAATCTACTAACAGGGCTTAGAAAGAATTTAAGAATAGGTGATGGTTCTACAAGAACATTTAAATTAGATACCGAAAACATTGATAGTAATTATACAGTTACAGTTCAAATAGAAGGAATAACATATACTCAAGGAGTAGATTTTTCTGTTAATGTAACAAAAGGTGAGATAACTTTTAATAATGCACCTCCAGCACCGCTTACAGATGGACAACATAACGTAGAAATATTATTTAGAAAAACTGTACAAGGATATAGAGATAGAATAAATAAATGCACTTTGTTAGCAGTTTTCGATAATAGGATATTCTTTAGCGGTAATCCAGATTATCCTAATGCAATTTTCCACAGTTCTGTGGAAGATCCAAGATATGTATCAGACTTAGATTATTATAATGAGGGCTTAGATTTGTCTCCAGTAAAAGCACTAGTACCAGGTAATAATGCACTATGGGTATTTAAAGCACCATCACAGGCGAATACTACAGTATTTTATCATAATCCAGTAATTGATAATGCATATGGGAAAATATATCCATCTACACATTCAAGTATTAGTACTGGTTGTGTGGCAACAGGAATTAATTTTAATGATGATATAGTATTCTTCTCAGATAGAGGAATGGAAGCAATAAGTGGAGATATAACAACAGAACAAGTATTAGCACATCGTTCTAGTATGGTAGATGGCAAGTTGCTAAAAGAATCAAATTATAAAAATATGATATTGGAAGAATGGGAAGGATATTTACTAGTAATTATAGATAATAAAATATACCTAGCAGATAGCAGACAAAAATATCAAAATGTTGATGTTGAATATGAATGGTATTATTGGGAATTTCCAGAAAGCATAACAAGTACTCAAGTAAAGAATGGAGTACTTTATTTATGTAGTGATAACAATATATATTCACTAACAAAAACTAATAGCGAAATAAACAGCTATTGGACTACTAAAAATGATGATTTTAAGTATCCAGAGTTTCAAAAAACCACTAATAAAAGAGGTGGAACTGCAGAAATAAATGGATCATCAGTAAAAGTATCAGTAAAAACCGATAATAATAGTTTTGAAGAAATCGGAGAATACACAAATACAAAAGGTTATATAGTGTATCGAATAAAAAAGAAAAAATGGAAGAAACTACAAATGAAATTTAGTTCTAGTGTACCATTTGGATTAAACTCTTATACATTAGAAAGTTTCGTTGGTGGATATGTAAAGAGGTGATAGAAAGTGGCAAGTTATAACGTTAATTATAATGATGAAAGATTTACACAAGTTGAGAATGAAAAACAAGCAGAATTAGATAAATATAACCAAACTTATGACAGATTGATAAATGAAAGAAACCAATTTACTAACCAACAACAAGGATTAGTAAATCAATGGGAAGATACTCAAAGACAGATTGCTAATGATAATTTAAATCATCAAATAGATTTATATAATCAACAAAAAGATAAAGCAGAAAGAGATTATCAAAAAGAAGCAAAAGCCAGTTATATAGACTATCAAAAAGAAGTAGATAAATATGGAGTATCTAGAGAAAATGTAGTTCAAAATGGATTATCAAATAGTGGATATGCTGAAAGTTCTAAAGTAGATATGTATAACACATATCAAAACAGAATTGCCACAGCCAGAGAAAGTTTAAATAATATTAAGTTAGAGTTTGATAATGCAATAAAAGAGGCACAGTTACAAAATAATGCAACATTAGCAGAAAATGCTTTAACAGCACTACAACAAAAATTAAGCATTGCATTGGAAGGATTTGATTATAAAACAGATCAAGAAAATAATAGATTGAATTGGAACAATACAATCAATAACAATTATTATGATCGTTACAAAGATGTTGAAAGTCAGATTAACTATGAAAATCAACAGGCAGAAGCCATAAGACAGTTTAATGAACAATTAGCATTCCAAAAAGAACAACAAAGACAAGCACAAGAAAGATGGGAAAGAGAAATGGAATATCAAAGACAACAAGATGCAATTGCTAATTCTCAAAAATGGGCTAGCATAAATAATTCATATATTAATGATAATAATAATTATCCATTAGATAATCCACAATTACCAGAAGACTATTACTTTAGTAATAATTATCAGCCAAGATATTTAGAGATAAATGGAAAATATGAAAAATTAACTTCGTCTGGATTAAAAGTAAATAATGTATTTAATAACGCTCCAGTACCAGGTAGTCAAAACATATGGCAAATTGGTAGTGATTATTACGTTTGGATAGGAAATGGTAATAAAGGTGGACAATATGTAAATGTAACATCACAAGTAAATCAATCTAAAAAGAAAAAAATATGTGTACCGTGGTAGAAAAGAGGTGTGGTAATGGCAGTATTAACATTAGAAGAATACAAAAAAAGAAATGATAATTCTAATACAAACGACGTTAGTACAGTTAATGGGAACAGAATTTTAACATTAGATGAATTTAAAAACACATCTCAATATAAGTCAATACAAGATAGAATAAACCAAAAAACAAATAATCCTACAAAATTGCCCATAACCAAGAAAGAAAGTAAGAATAAATGGAAAAATTCACTAAATGATGGTTATGATTTTGGAGATATTACAAAAACGGTATTAGGAACAGCAGGAGAAGTAATTCCAAGAGTAGCAAAAGACACATTTGAAGCTGGAAAAGAAGTAGTAAAACATCCAATAAAAAGCACCAGAACATTAGGTGTAGGAATAGCGGCAGGTGCAGACAAAGCAGATGATGCTTTAAATAATGCACTTACTGATTTTTCAAATTGGTTATTAAAGAAGAAAAAAGATAACAAACCACATTTATCTTTAAAAGAATATGATAGACTAGTTGAAACAGGAACAGAAGAGGAAAAACAACTAGTTTTAGAGCAATTAAAAAATGCTTATGGTGAAAATAGTGAAGAATATAAATTCTATGCTAAGATGTTTAACATTAAAGATACAAGAAGTAAGACAAAAAAAACAACAAATGAAATAATAAATCCAAAATATTATAAAACTGAAACATATAAACAAATTGAAAAAGGCAATTTATCAGAAGAGCAAGAAAAAGTATGGAATATTGGAACAAATATAGGTAATATGCTACCTTCTATGGTGGTGTCAACAGTAGCAGCACCAATAGCAGGAAGTGCAATGTTTTATGTACAATCACAACAAAATTACACCGAAGAAGCAAAAGCAAGGGGATATGATGATAAAAAAGCAAGAATATATGGTTTAATAATGGGTGGAGTAGAAACAGGAATTGAAAGGTTAGGATTTGATCAATTAGGTGGATTAGGAAAGTTAGCAGAAGGCAACACTCTTAAAGCAATGGGTGGAGAGGCTTTAGAAGAATTTGCTACTCCATATGTTGATTTAATTGTTAGAAATACCTTAGGAGAAAAATATAAACTAAGCGATGCTGTAGAAGAATCAATTACTGGTGCTGTATATGGAGCAGTAGTTGGTGGTATTATGAATATGGGTGGCAAAGGTATAGTTACTGTTGATAAAGTTGTAAATAAAATAAATAACAATCAACAAATAACTAGTCAAGAAATGACTCAAGCAATAAATGATATAAAAAAGCAAGATCCAAATTACTTTGAAGAAATAATGCAAGAAGTACCAGAAGTAATAAAAAGTAATATAAATGATAGTACCAAAACAACTACAATTGAAAATATTTCTAATGAAAACAACACTAATTTAACATCAGAAGAAAATTTTACAGTTCAACAGCTAGTAAAAGATGATTTGAATGGTAAAAATATAACAATAATAGATGACACCAACACTCAAACTAAAGAGCAGATACAAAACAGAATAGCATCATTAAAAGAAGACTTACAAACTTATGAAACATTTACTAACGAAGCTACAAGAACAGAAAGTGAAACTAGAGAAATAAATAATATAAAGCAAGAAATAAAGAACTTACAACAAGAATTAAAGCAACAAAATAATATTCCAACAGTTCAAGATTTAGTAAATCAGCAAAAAAATCAGCAAGTAACAAAAACAAATAATTTAAATGAATATATAGCAGATGTAGCAGCACGTGAGGCAATACAGAACGAAAACAATAGGCAAAGTGTTAGAGAAAGCATTTTATCTTATTTAGATGAAAATAAAATAACTAATCCAACCAAAGAAGACATGATGAATGCAATGGATTGGTATGAAGGATTTGATGCATCAGAAAATTTAGCGGAAATAAATAAAGCCGAAAAGTTATACAGTGAAGTGGCGGATGAATTATTAAGTGAAAAAAATAACACACTTACTACACAAAACAATCAAGAAATTCAAGGAATGAAAGCTACAAAATCACAAGTAGAAGATGCAGTTTATTCAAAATTTGATCAGATGTCAAGTGAATATGGTTTTGATGTAGATGAAGTAGAAGGTGTTTATCTTCATGGTAGTAGATTAAGAGGAACTGCAAACCAAAATAGTGATTTAGATGCCGTAGTATTCTATATAGGAAATGAATCGGAAGATTATATTTTTAACACTATAAATGATGATAATAATCAACTAGTAATAGATGGTGTAAAGGTAGATATAAATCCTGTAAGCATTGATAGTTTGTCTGAAATAGATGATTATATTGCAAAATCAGAAGCATATGATAATCAAATTATCAATAGTACAAAAAATCAGACTGTTAACGAAGTAAATTTAAAAGATAGCAATATCCCAATAAATCAAGAACTTTTAAATAAATACAATAATGCTACAGATATGATGAATGCTGAATTAAATAATTATGATGGAAAAATAGACATTAAAAGCAATATTGAGGAATTAAATAATATAGATATAAAAAACCTAAATGATACACAATTATACCATTTAGCAACTGATATATTTAATAAATATAATAACACTAATACATTCTTTAATGATGGAAATAAAATAATAGTATCAAACGGAGATATAAAAGAAAGTATAAACAAAATAACTCATAATTCAAATCAAAAAAGTTTTATGAAAGAGCATTTACAAGTGTTTTCTGATTTGGGTGATACTATTGAACAAGCAAAATTAGCAGGACAAAGTTTAGAAACAAAAAATAGAACAAATAATCAAGTATGGAATTATTATTTAAATGGGTTAAACATAAATGGAGAAAGTTATTTATTTGAATTTGATGTTATATCAAGAGAAAATGGAGAAAACCATTACAGAGTTCAAAGATTACAAAAAAAAGCAGATACTTCGGCTGGAAACATTGCTAATAGCAACATAACTCCAACTTTAGAAGCATCTGCTTACGACAATAATATACCACAAATTAACGAAAAAGTCAAATTATTGCCTACTAATAATGATATGCAAAACTTAGAAAATAATACAAAAAAATTAAATATCCCAACCAATGAAGATATAAATCTAAGAAGTCTAGAAGAAACAGCACCAGCAATAGAGCAAGAAGAAATAGCCCCAATAAAAGAACGATTAAAGAAGATTGAAGACGAATTAGGATATATTCCAAGAGATCCAACTAAAGAAAGTAGTTATGATGATGCAGATGCACCTAATTTTTGGGAATTAGACAAAAATGAAAAAAGTAATTTAGATAATGAAATAGATGAATTTAAAAGAGCGATTGACAGACAACTTCAAGAAGCAACATTATCACCAAAAGAAATAAAGAAAAACAACGATCTAAAAAGTCAATTATCAGAAATGTATAGTAAATTTCAAGAACAATTTATAAATAGAAATTATGAAATAGACAAATATTCAAAACTAACCGGAAATAAAGAAATAATGTTTAAAGGAGATATGCTAAATAACGTTGCAGGAGAAGTAACAGGAGATATTAATATAGGACAAACAGACAATTATGGAAGACAAATTGGAGAATCATTAAATAGTCTGTTTAAAAAATCAAAAAAGAATGGATATTATGAGCAATTTGATGATTACCTAAAACATTATTCAAATATTGATAGACATGCATACGGAAAAGGAAGTATAGTGCCACTAGAGTATTCTCAAAAGATGGTGCAAGTATATGAAAAAACTATTCCTGGCATAAAAAACGATGCACAAAAGGTATGGCAATACGGAAAAAATATGCTTAGTAATATGGAAGAAAATGGCTTAATTTCAAAAGATTTCAAAACAACACTAGAAGATATGTATCCTCATTATGTACCATATATGCAATCAGAAAGTATGGTTCCATATATGGATGATTCAGGAGAAATAAAACCTAAAAAAGTAATTAAACGAGCAGACGGAAAAGCTCATGATTTAATTACTGTAGAAGAAGCTTTAGAAAAATATACTTATGCTCAAAAGAAAGCAATAAGGCAAAATGATTTATATAAAGAAATAATAAAAACTTCCAAAGAAAAAGTATTTGTAGGCGGAGACGAAAGAGCAGATCCAACACAATTAAATAATAGTTTAATTAAAGATATAGAAGGAAATGGATATTTAACGGCATATATTGATGGCAATGTAGAGCAAGCTAAAATATCTGATGCCCTTTACCAAGAATTAGCTAAAACAAATGAATTAAGATTAAAAGATGCTGAAAGTAAATATGCACCAATATTAAAACCACTACAAAAAGTTAGCGAAATAAGAAGAAATATTCTTACAACATGGAATCCAAGTTTTCTATTAACAAACTCAATGAAAGATATTCAAGATGGATTGTTAAATTCAAAATATACAATGGATATGGCTAAAAATTATCCAGGAGCTTTTTATGAATTGGCGACTCAAAGCACTGATACAGCAAGACAGTTTTCAGCATTGTACGGTTCTGGAATGGTTATGGGAGAATATCAAATAGATAGATTAACAAATTCTACAAAAAATTTGGATATAAAGCAAATGAATAAAATAATGCAAGCAATCCCTAATCTTAATGAAATAATAGAGTTAACACCAAGATATGCGGAATTCAAAGCGAGTCTAGAACACGGAACATCTGTAACTGAAGCAATGTATAATGCTAGAGAATTAACAACAAACTTTGGACGTGGTGGATACATAACAAAAGCATTAAATAGAAATGGATTCACATTCTTAAATGCATCAGTACAAGGTTTCGATAAAATGATTAGAAACTTTACTGGAGCAAATGGTGCAAAAGGTGTAGCGGTAGGAATAACAGGAGTACTTACGAAAGTAACAGTTTTAGGAATAGCACCTGCTTTATTCAATGCAGCAGCATTTGGTGCTGGAGATGATGATGAAGATGAATCATATAAAGCTTTACCAAACTACATAAAAGATAATTACTATTTATTTAAAGTAAAAGGATTAGGAAATAAAACATCTAAATACTACGATGGAACTTTCTTGAGAATACCTAAAGGAAGAGTTTTAAGTGTTTTTGGAAGTGCTGCAAGAAGAACTTTAGAATATGCTAAAGGCGATAAAAATGCATTTGATGGATATTTAAAGAATGTAGATTCACAAATAGGAATTAACAATCCAGAAGAAAATAATATTTTTGCCCCTATTAAGCAAGCATTTGGAAGTAAGAATGGTGAAGCATGGTATGGTGGAGATATTATTCCAAAAAGATTGCAAAATAAACCAGAAGCAGAACAATATGATGAATCAACCGATGAATTCAGTAAATGGTTAGGGAAAATATTAAATATTAGTCCTTACAAAATCAACTATTTAGTAGATCAATATAGTGGTGGAGCAGGAGACATAGTTCTACCTATGATAACCAAAGAAACTACTAATGGAGCAACTACAGCGACAGATTATTTGATGGCACCGATAAAAGATAAATTCATTGTTAATAGTACAGATGATAATAAATATGCATCTAACTTCTATTCTTCATTAGAACAAGCACAAAAAAAAGCAAATGGAGAGAAATCAAAAGTAGAAGACAAATTAAAATATAAATACATGAGTAGCATTAGTTCTGATATGTCAAAATTATATAAAGAAAAAAGAGAAATACAATTAGATGATTCTTTATCTAAAAAGCAGAAATATAAAAAAGTACAAAACGTGCAAAAAGAAATAAATCGATTAGCAGAAGAAGGAACAAAGGATTATAAGGTGAAGGATCTAAAATCTAATTATGGAAAAATAGCAAACAAAGAATATTACAAAAACAATAAAAATGAATGGTCTGTAATTAAGGATGAAGAAAGTGCAGATTTAAACAGTATGAAAATGACAGCAAATGAAAAGAACAAATACTTTATTGCTAAAAATAAAATAAGTAGTATAAAACAACAAGATATAGATTCCAAATTAAAGAAGTCAAAGATATCTGATATAGTATTAAAAACAAATTTATCTGATGAAAAGATGGCTTATCTGTATGGAAGATATTATTCAAAAGAAGAAACCTTAGACATAATACAAGATGCAGGTATTTCAATAAAAGAGTTCATAAAATTTGATAGCCAAGATATTGAAAGTGATTACTATGCGAATGGCAAAGCTATACCAAATTCTAAAAAGAAAAAAACAATAGCATATATTAATAGTTTAAATCTATCAGCAATACAAAAGGCAATGTTAATAAGAATGGAATATAGTAGTTTTACTTCATATGATAGACAGATAATTCAATATATTAATAGTCAAAGACTTAATGTAGAAGATAAAAAAGCAATATATGAAAAATTAGGATTTAAAATAAGAAATGGTAGGGTGTATTCAAAATGAGAAAAGAAAATAATTTAGTTAGAACCACCCAAGATTTAGAAAGAAAATATGATTTTTCTCAACTAGGAAATTTACAAAAAAACTATGAATTACAAAAAGAATCACTTACTAAAATTGAAAATGAGCTAAATACATTTGCAAGAGAAACAACAGATGCTCTAGAAAATTTACAAGACCAGGTAGATGGAAATATAACTACCTGGTTTTATTCTGGAGCACCAACCTTATTAAATCCTCCAGCCAGTGATTGGAATACAGATGAATTAAAGAATAATCATCTAGGAGATTTATACTATAATCAAGATAATGGAGATGCTTATAGATTTATATTAGAAAACAATGTATATAAGTGGAAAGAGTTAGAAAACTCGGACTTGTCGCAGGTATTAGCAATTGCAAATGCAGCACAAGATACAGCTGATTCTAAAAGAAGAGTTTTTGTAACTCAACCATCGCCACCATATGATGTAGGAGATTTATGGATAAGAAATCAAGAACTATATAGATGTCAAACAACAAAATCATCTACTGAAGCTTATGAAAGCAATGATTGGATAGTAGCGGTTAAATATACTGATGATACAGTTGCTAATCAAGTAGGAGCAAATTTAACAATATTAAGTGGAACAGTAACTGAGATTAGAGAAGATGTAGATGAATTGCAAACTACTATGACTAATACTACTGAACTTGTAGATGAACAGGGCAATAGAATAGGAACATTAGAAACTCAAGCATCTCAAACATCTCAGACAGTAAATGAAATAAGTCAAAGTGTAAGTGCAATTTCCACTAATTTAACGAATAACTATACACCATCAGAAGAACTAGATCAAATATTAGAAGAACAGAAGAACACAATTACAACACAAATGACTACTCAAATGACAGAAACAATGAGTAGTTTTTCATTTGATATTATTAGACAAATCAACGAAAACGGAATAACTACCTTAAAAAACACAATGGTTACCATAGATGAAAACGGTATAAATACAGCAAAAAATGATGAAGATGTAGTATCTTTATTAGACAATGAAGGACTATATGTAAGTGATGGAAAAAAGAAACAAGATAATTCTAATGCATTGATGATAGTTAATAGGGATGGCGGATACTTTAAATCTACCAACACTGTTGGAACAGTAAAAGAACAAGATTTAATTCAAAAAGAAAAAATAACAGATGAAGAATATGGATTATGTCAAGCTTGGTATTGGATAGGGGGTGAAGAATAATGGCAGCTTGCTCATTTAATCATAATGGAAGAACATTTACACTGGAAGTATGGGAAAAAAGTTATTCAATCGAAAACAACACGTCTGATGTAAATTGGAAACTAAGCATAAGTGGTGGTGGAACAACTTGGTACAACTCATATGCAAAAGCAACAGTTAATGGAACTGTGGTATTCAATGAAACAAAAGACTGGTCAACAGGAGCGTTTCCAGCAAAAGATGGAGAAGTATCTGGAACAATAACAGGTATAGGGCACGATAGTGAAGGAAGAAAAAGCATATCTTTTGCACTAGAAGGATATTCATATTCATATTCAACGCAATATACTAATGGTTCGTTGACACTTACTAATATTCCAAGAGCTAGTTCTATAGCAGTAAGTAATGCTAATTTAGGACAAAATATTGGAATAACAATAGGCAAAAAGAATAACTCATACACAAGTACTCTAACGAATAA